TCACTAAGACCGTTAAAGCTATCTAAACCTTTTGCAGCAAAGTCCATTATTGGTGTTACAAGCCTAAGAAATAGTTCTCCAATTGGGGCAAGGCTTGCCTTAAGTCTTTCTAAAGATCCTCGGAACTGGTTCATCGCGGAGGCTGCGGAAACTCCAAGCTCTTTTTCGGCTGCGTTGGCAAGGTCAGAAGCAGACATTGCTGCTAGGTCTAGGACTCTTGCTGCCTGACTACCGTCTCTGTTTATGTTGTCAAAGAGTGCTGACATTCTTGCAAACTGAAACTTTCCAAACAACTGTTCCATTGCTCGGGCCCTGTTCAAAGGATCTAGGGTGTCTAGAGCTGCTCCTAGCTCGAGCATGGTGCCTCTAAGGTTGCCTACGTTACCTTCAACAATTCCGACAACATCAATTCCAAAACTTGATAGCATCTTCTTGGCTGCCGTTGTAGGGTTAACCAGGCGACCAAGGCTCGACTTCAAGGCATTTGCGCCCTCGGCTGCATTGACGCCGCTCTCTTTCATGGCTGCTAGGAAGAAAGACAGGTCCTTTACGTCTCCTCCAAGAACCTGGATTACTGTTGCTACCTTTGGAATTGCAGTAGTGATGTCATCTAGGGCAACAACTGTCTGGTTCTCAACTGCGTTTAGGAAGTCGATGGCCTCTGCTAGCTCCTCGGATGATAGCCTGAAGGCGTTTTGCAATGATATGGTTGTGTCTAGCGCTTTTTGCTGATCCAGCTGGCCAAGTACGGAAAGCCTTGTTGCTTCCCTTGTCTGCCTATTAAGATCTTCTCCCGCAAATCCTGCTGCTGCAGCGTCCCCAGCTAGGCTAAGAGTGTCTTTTACAGCAACCCCATATCTTGTAAACTCGTTCGCAATCCTTCGAACATCCTCTAGGGCCTTATCTGCCTGGATGTCAGTTGTGAACATGTCACCATAAACTTTTCTAAACTTTATGACCTGCTCTTCTAGCTCCATAAAAGTCTTTGCAGCTATCCCACCAAAAATAGTAAGGGGTATTGTAAATCCAACCATTAGCTGTCTACCAGCCCACTGGGTGTTCTTACCAAAGTTTAGAAGATTAGTGGAACCCTGTCTAAGTAGCTGATTAAGAATCTGCTGCTTTTGAGCGGCTATCGCGGTCTGTGTTCCAAGGCTTTTTAAATCTAGATTCAGAGGCCTTATAGCTATGGACTTCATAGCACCGCTGGCATCTCGACCTAGCTTTACGTACTGGGTTTGAAGAGTCTTGACTCTTTCCCTGGCTGTCTTTTCGATGACACCCAGCTCTGAGGTAAACAGCCTTCCAAAGCTTTTTGTGGATGCGCCTGCGTAACGGAAGTACTGCCCCATTGAAAGCTTATTCTTCTCAAGGGACGAGGTGAAGGATTCGGCAGAGGTCTGAACACTCTGGATGCTAGCAGAAAACTTGCCAGTGGAGTTTATACCACTGACAAGCTGCTGAGATAACTTGCTTGCGGCTTGGGCTTGGGCAGCCGTACCGCGATTCATCTGTGCTTGGAAGCCGGAGATCTTGCTTTGGAGGGCTTTTATCGACGCCAGTGCACCGGCTGTGTCTATATCTATCCGTATATTGGATTCAATATCGGCCATAAACTACACCTCCCTTTATCTGGCTATTTGGTCAGATTAGATACTACTGAAGTGTCTCCCATATCAATACCTGATGCTGCTTCTACAATTTTGTATAGAGTAGGTAAATCTAAAACTTCTTCAAGAGCCGCAAGATCTTCTGCTATCTCTGGCTTGTACTGCCTCATTGCGATTTGGACACACTCCATGAGTACGTCCATCGACTTTTCATTGTCATCGGCAACTTGCGCTACCTGCTCAAACTTTTTCATAAAACTACGCAGCAGCGAAATCTTTAGTGGTCTAACAGTTATGGTAGATCCATCCATTAGCTTTAGCGTGTTCTCTTCGTTAATAGTTACAGCCATTCTTTTTCCTCTCAATAGCCCCATTTGGTTATTACAAGTATACCACAAAGGGAATTTTTATTTTTTAGTTAAGTCCTCGTAGCCCAGCCCCATGCCTATTCCGAAGCCCGCATTCCTAGCATTTACACCCTGCAAGGCTGTAATATCGTTTGCATCTTTAGCTTTTCCACCACTGAATACACGAGCCTTCATTTCTTCCCACTCATCCTTCTTGCCCGACTGCTTGTCAATGTCAATACCTTGAATTGCTGCCAAAAACTTTTTCTCTGAGTATTCAGCTTCCCTCTTTGCATTAAGAGTGGCAGACAGCTCTGGCATAGACATCGAAAGCTCTAGGTCCTCATAGTCCTTCCATATTCCCAGAAGGAACACTTCTGCCTCAAGCTCTGCAAGCTTTGTGTTTTCCCAGGACACTGAAGAGTCCGTAGCCTTTTCTTTTATTTCAGAGGGCTCATTCTCAGGCTCTATCTTTATCCCAGCGGCAAACTTTAGTATTGCGTATAGACCTTGTATGTCAAGGTTATCCTCTACGTCATAAATGGTTTTTATTGAAGGGCAGAACTGCTTCATAGATATCCTTACGCACTCTAGGATATGTGTCATGGACTCGTCATCATTCTCTGAACTTTCGATATACCGGAAGGCATCCATAAACTCTCTGAGATATTTAATTTTTAACGGGGTGACGTACAGTTCTGTACCGTCGACTAATTCGACGATACCGGATTCATAAATTTTAGTTGCCATCCTATAAGTATAGCAAAAAGAAATCCCCCCCAGATGCAATCTGAGGGGGAAAATCTATATTAAATTATATTTACTTATACTACAGCTGGAATTGTGCGATCTACGATCTTTCCATATGACGCTGAGTCATTTGGTAGAAGACGGAACGAGACCTCAAACATTGTTGCCTCATCACGCTTTGCTGATACTGTAACATTCTCAATGGAGAGTGCTCGGTATGCAACATAGACGCGCTCAATCTGGTCAGAAAGTGCACAGTCTCCTGTACCTGGTCCAACGGCTACTAGGCCTCGCTCAACTGGACATTCTCCAATTTCACCTGCGGACAGGTTTAGTGTTGGGTTTGTCGCAACTGAAGCTAGGTCTGCGTCTTTTCCAGCAATAGCGAACAACAGGTTCTCTAGAGTGGACTCAGCGAAAGCAGTGTTAAGATTAACCTGCATTCCCTGCTTGTAAAGCTTTGCAACGTCTAGTACCTGGTCAACCTGAACTTCTCCGAAGTCTGGCTGAAACAAAATCTCTAGGCCGTTCATTGTGTAGCCTACGTTACGGAAGGCTACGTCGTCATCAAGTGTTTCCTTGAACGACTCTCCATCCACGTAAACTGGAAGATCTGCGTCTGTAAGAAGCCCATCTTCGTACGTAAATAGTGCTGCTGCTCCAACGATAATGTTGGAACTAGATCCACGTGTATATGCCATATTATTTCACCTCTTTTTCCTTAAATAGAGTAAAGAGCGTTTGTTTCCTCATCATTATTATACCACGTTTTTTTAACTATCTATTTATGCCAGTCGTAGTCAATGATTATTTTATTCCCCGCATAGGTCCTTGCAGTGCCAAAATCAATGAGGTCTCTAGTCTCTTCTAGCTGGTAAATCTTGATTCTATGAAAGAAGGGTGTAGGTCGGACTTCTCCTCTATCGTCTAGAAGTGGGTTTGCAGATGCCTGCTTTGCTGCAGAAAAAGAGTTTAGCTCCTGAGCAGACTCGTCTTCTCTGTCTAGAAGATCCTGGATTACTTGCGTGGCTTCGATCAGCTGCACTGGATCACCAGATGTCTTGTAGAAGTAATACAAGAGCTGCTCTGACTTTATGTGAGGAAAAGGCGTCTTTCTCATTTTAAACATTCTATCGTAAACAGCAAAAACATTATTAGACGCGTCAGGAAAAGACACCGTTAAGTCCTCGATAGCTGTCGGTGAAGTCGGAAAGAAAGGAAGCACGAAATCTGCTCCAAGGGTGTCTGGAACAGTCTGTGCTAAGTATGAGTTAATAAAAGCTGGTGGGTAATATATAGCCATTAGATGTCTACCTGTGCCTTTGTTATCCAGGAGTACCCTGCAGACAGGCCTATAGATTTTCCGCCTGCCATACCGCTTCTAATGTTATTATGAAAGGCCTTTGGCCTGGATAAGTATGCCCTTAACCCCGTGGCGTCAAGGAACGCCTGAGAAAAGTACTGGTCCATAAATATGTTAAAGACTCTTTCAAAGGATCCTTGGGCATCTACCCCTCCAGGATTGGCTACGTCAATCGGCCCCCTAGTAAACACTGTCTCACCGTCTTGCTCAAAAGCAAGTACCGTAGATCTTTTTGGAGCAATCCTGACAGGGATTCCGTACTCCATGATTCTTGCCTTATCGTAAAATGGTACATTAGAGCCGTTCTGGATAGCTTCTGATTGCCTGAATGTTGAAGAGACTGAAACCCCAGCACCAGTAACAACGTAGTCTATGTCGTACAGCCTTGCCGATGGGTTTCCGGAACTGTACCACTCGTATACGTGCTGCAGTGCCTCTGGGTCCACCCTAGCATTTGAGTCTATAAACTGCTTAGCCATCTCTACGGCTGACTTACCTATCTCCCTTTTGAATACTCTTTTGCCCCTCTGGGCACCGTCCAGAAAGCCAATGGAGTACTGGACCAAATTGTTCATGTCTTTATTAAAGGATGACATCCCAAACACAGCCCTCATTAGATATTTCCTGCCTGGTTTTCGGACCTTCGTATTACTACCTTATAATATTCGATGCTTCCGAAAGGCCCTACAAAAGGCTCTACAGATGCAAGCTCAAAGATAGTAGACCTGCCTGAGCGAACCCCAGCAGTTTCATTATAAAGATAATTCTTTTGCTTGTCTTTAATGTTAGTTAAGATTACGTTAGTTATAGAGTTCTTTTCCTGCCTTGCGGAAAGCCTAGGGTCGGCTTTTAACCGACCTACCAAGACGAACTCTTGGGTGATGTTTATGTTTGGCTTAACGTCTTCTGAAAATGCAGAACCTGCGGAGGAGAAGTTGCAAGCAATGGTTCTGTCTAGCAGCCATTCCTTCTTTATGTTTCCGTAACTTCCTTGCTCTACGATTGGGTGCAGGATGTCTACCTGCATCGGAAAGGTAAAGTCGATTACGTCACATGCAGCCACTACAGGACTCCTAGCCTAGTAATCGTGTCAACGTGTCGGCTCAGGATCTTGTCAACTATTAGGTTTCCTGTTCCACCAAAGAGTTGCTTGTCAAACTGAATCTTAAACTGGTCCGTGTTATAAGCAGATACATACCTCTGGAAATACTCAAGCTTTCCACATTTGAGGTCTTCAACTAGAAGCTTTGTGGCATACTCGATGTCTGGAGAGATGGCCTTGGGGCCTACATCCAAAACAAAGTTATAGTCCCATCCTTTAGGGAAGTCTCCGAAGTTTCTTGCGTCATAGACTAGGTCTCCTCGACCAATAGGCACTGTGACCTGCCTGCCTTCTAACCTGTTGACTACGCCAGCAAGCTCTCTTACGATCGCTGAGTTATCTCGTGAGACCTTGTACAAGACATCCCACCCCCTAAGAGCTAAGGCAAAGTTTTCATCTGCAACTGGGGAGTAGTCTGCGATCTTTGCTCTGACCCTAAAAGAATGCTCATCAATTATTTCTGATACTATAAAAGATCCGTTAAGTGATTCGTACTCTTCTTGGACACCAGAGATTACAATCCTATTTCCTACTTCATACTTGTTTGCCTCAACTGTTGTTAGGCCTACATCTTTTGTTACTGGCTGCTCTACATCATGGAATCCCGAGATTCTTAGCTTGACGTCTTCTCCATCAAAAACTAATTTGCTGTTCTCATAAACACGTAGTACTTTGTTTACATCGTACCATAATGGCATATAATCTGAGCCCTGCCCAGCAGCTTGCACGTTTACTTTTTTATTGTAAAAGCCTTTGGCTACTACGCTATCAATAATTGCCCTGGAGACTATCTCCAAGGTCTTGTACTCCAAGATTTCTGAAGCTGTTGTACCTAATGTTTTGGGGTCTACGTAGGGCCTATAGATGTCTAGGTTGTCTTCTACTACCGTTTGCCCTGTTGAGTCTAATACCTTGAACAAGAACTTCCTGTCAAATTGGACCATTGACTTTGGAAGAGAGTAGGTTATCTTAGATGTAGCGTTTGAGACTACGTCAGCATTTTGAAATGAGTGATCCACCAAATCTTCTACATAAATTACATAAGAAGTATTTGCTTCTGGTACGTCCCAAGTAGTTACTATTGGATATGGTGGAACCCTCAATATCTCCATGCTAGTTGCCGAATTCCTCTTTTATTTCTTCTGGGGTTGCCAGACGAACAGCTCCAAGAGTTACCCACTGAATGGAATCTTTCTTGGATACTATGTTGTAACCTCTATAAACCTTACCAAGACCACTCCAGCTTAGGTTTCTTTCGGAAAATACTGCAACCTTTTCCTCACTAACAACAGCTTTTTTCTTAGCTGGTGCTTTGGTGGATGGCTTCTTTGATGATGAGCCGATAGCTCCATCCTTTACTGGCGCTAAGGCTGGCTCTGAAGGTACTGGATCTGGGGATGTTATTACATTTACACCCTCGGTCTTTACAGCTTCTTCTTCGACAACATCGGCAACATCTACGTCTGAAGGCTTACCCTCAAAGGCTTCCTGTGTTTCTCCTTCTGGTCTTTCAAACTTAGTTCCGTCTTGAACTAGTCCGTCTCCATCGCCATCTCTAGCTTCTGGTTTAAATACATTTTCTGTCATATTGATATTCCTCCTGTGATAATTATATCAGATTAAACTTAAAAAGGGGCAGAGGCGAGATGCCCCTGCCCCCTCTTAAAAAGGATACTGTTACAGATTAAGCATCTGAAGCAGCGTCAGCGAACGCAATGGCGTCCTCTTCTTCCCACTGAATACCAAAACGTACGAATACGGTATATTCAATGGTGTCCTTCTTGGCCTTGTACTCTCGGTTAACAGTAATGTCTCTCTGGAAACCCCAAATACGGTTCTGAGGGAATGTAAGGTCTACATATCCTGCTGGGAAGTACGGAACTTCTTGAACGTCTACGCCTAGAACACGTGTGGTGCGAGCACCACCGAATGTCTGACCGTTACCGTCTAGATAGGACTGTGTGTTTCCCTGAGTGCCACTAATCTGGCCTGCGAAGGCTTCAGCGACTGCGTCTGCTAGGGTACCGTTATTCTTAACGATTCCCTGGAAGGCGTCGGTACCAGCGTAGAACTTAAGGTTGTTCTTAAGTGCGCGGTACTTGCGTGGCATGGCAGTGATAATGTCTTGCATTACCTCTGGAGTCCATGCATTGCCAGCGACGGTAACGACTGACTCGTGTGCGTCTCCACCGGTCTTGGCCTTGTTGACAAAGCCATCCATGATGGACAAGAAGTTTCCAGTAGCACCGTCACCATTAATGGCTAGGTCCTCGATGTCATTTGCAAAAGCATTTGTCATCAAGCGTACTAGGTGGTCTTCAAGAGCTGCGCCCTCGATACCGTCTTCTAGACCTTCTGCAGATACTTCCCAGTCAAGACGAATCTTGCGTGTAGTAAGCTCTACCTTTGTGAATGTTGCTCCAGAGTTAGTGTAGTCGCCTGTTGCCTGTGCAGCTGCACGGATAACACGCTCTCCAACATTAACCTTCTCGAGTTCCATTGTGTTGGCCCGCATTGTAACTCTGCGGCCATCTTTGGCGAGTACAGTAGCATCCCAAACATAATCGATAAATCGACGAGCCTGCTCTGGACGGAGAATTCCGCTACCAGCATCACCCGAAGGATTAACCGCGTTTGCGCCAGTTGTTGAACCAAGTGATGCTGTTGGGATCATTCCGAGCGTTCCCGCTGCGGGAGTAGTTACCCCACCAATACCTCCTGATGCAAATGCACCTTCACCATTAAACAAACCGCTGTCTGCGCTTGCTGCATCTGGATTATTTTTCTTGATATCTTCCGACATTATGTCACCTCCTAAGTGATTGTTTATTAATTGAATAAATCGGCAGTTTTGAGGAAACGTCCGCCCCATAGGGATTTCTCAACCTTAGTTTCAGGCTGTTCCTGTACGATCTCGCCTAGATCGCCAGATTTACGGAAAGCGGTGTCAGCCTCAACTGCATCGATTCTCTTTCCAAACTCATTGAAGTCTCCTTCTGCATCCTGTATCTTTGAAGATACAAGACCTAGAGATTTCTTTAACTCAACAATTTCGTCATTTAGTGACTTGATTACTGTTGATAGATCGCTAAAGGCTGATGCAATACCGTCTTTAAGCTGAGATACAGCATCGGTTACATCATCTGATTTTGATACCTCTTCGGTAACCTCGACAGGGGACTCTTGGCTGTCAGACTTCATCTCGTCATAAGACTTGTCTTCTTCCTCTTCATCCTCAACGGACATGTCTGATGACTTCTCTTCCAAGACTTCAGCATCTGCTGACTTCTCTTCCATCTCGTCTTCTTCCATATCTTCTGTCTTGAGAACCTCACCGTACTCGTGTAGACCGGTGTTGGCATCTGCCTCTGGAGCGACCGCTGCTGCATCAGCAACTGTAGCCACTTCGACTACTTCTGCGCTTGTGTTATCAGTCATAGGGTCTTCCTCCTTTGTTATCTTAGAAAAATTAATGCCTTTAGCACTATCAACTAAGAACTTTATCATTTCTGATTTTTCGTTATCGTTTTTCTCAACGAAACCTATGTTCTTCATCTCTTCGCCGCTTACGGGGCTTAGATATGACTCATCTTCAGATACCA